TATGCATGTACGCATACACTCTAAGACCGTCTAATCCGTGGTATGAGTAGTAATTACTATATCACCGTTTAGTCCGTTTTAGAAGTGTTAAATGTGTAAGTGTTTATAACGTTTTTTGGGAGTCCGTCCTGTTTAAAAACAGGTATGAAGTCGGTTATGTTTTATCCGTTAAAAAGCAGTTGTTACGGAGTTGTCCATTTTGTGGTAGATGTTTTAGGAAATGTCTCCGGCCCAGGGCCACGTAGTTCTTTACGTGGTCCGCCTCCCCGAAAGGGGAGTTATTTTGAAGGTTATGTCGTATCCTTGAAAGGCATTTTTAAAGTCAAATTGCAATGCTCTTGTTGTAATTTGCGCCCCTTTTTGAAGGGTTTTGAGAGTTATGTCTTATCTTTGAAAGGCAGTTTTTCATTGTTGTGCTGTGTTGCGTAGTTCGTTACGTGACCCCCCTCAATTTGAGGTTTTTGTCAGTTATGTCTTATCTGTAAAAGGCAGTCGGCGAAGTAGAATGAAGTTCAAATTTTGAGTCTTGAGCGCGCATTGTGAGCCATATTGTTCTTGTTAACGGTAACGCGTTAACGAGCAGTTTCAAGCGGTAGTGAGCGCAATCCGTGACTATCGTCTTTGTTAATTATTATAAGCGTGTATGGTACGCGCGGTGTTAGCGTTCGATTTTGAGTTTGTCTTTTCGTTTTATTTTGTTTTTATATTTTGTTAGTTGCATGTTATGGTCTTTCGGTTGGAGGTTCCTTTTGAGTAGTGGAACCGAATTCCAAGGTTAAAATCCTATATTGCGACACCCCCGTTTTTAAGTTCTTACCCCATGTATCGTAAATTTTCTTTTAAGTCTGTAAATGATGTCCTTAGTCGTGTAGAGTATTGGAGTGATTGTGATGAAGAGTATGATGAGTACGATGTTGATAACGATGAAGTCGTTGTCGCAGCGGAGTTCAGTGAGAGTGATGTGAGTGAGTCTGAGCTTGTGTCTTCTGAGGCTCCTGTAAACGTAGGAGTTAGAGAAGACGACAGGTTGTTCCTTAGATTGTCCCCTAGAGAGTTTATCGAGAAGCGTGTGAACGTTTTTTGGTTTGGCCCTTTGGTAGATGAAGTGACTGAAGACTTTTTGTGCTACGTAGAAGGTAGACAGCAATACATTCCTTTTGATGATGAATTTGAAGTTCTTGTCAAATTGTATCAAAATGGAGTGTATTACGTTGTTTATTCTAAGTTTATGCGTAGTTCAATTGGTATGAGGTTGAATGATGAGTCAGTGAGAAGAATAGTAATGTCAATGAGAGCTTGTAAGTGTAAGGAAGGCCTTTTTGACGTCACAAGTTCTGAATTGGTGCTTAGAGATAAGTGTGTGGGCGGCAATGATCGCGTTGTCGCCCAAGGAGGAGGATGTGAGTACGTCCGGCCAGGTGATAAGAGGCTTCCTGAGTCAGTGTTGCTTGTTCCGAGTAGCACTGATAATGAAGGAGTTAATTTAAGTTGGTCAGATAGTACAGAGCGTCTGATGTTGAGTGAGTTGGTGCCTGTGTTCCCTGCACTTTATTGCTATGATGGAAATTATTGTGATGAGTGCGGAGGCGTGGATATGTGTAAGCATATCCTCGCTGAGATAGTAGGCACGATCGATGTTGATTTGGCAGGGCACTTGGATCTCTCTGTTAAGTATGCTTATTGTTTACTTAACTTGAGAGATAATCCTAGTGTCGTGTCATTTTCTAGTCCCCATATTCGTTATTCGTTGTGTCGCATCCTGAGCTCTTTAGGGTGTAATGACCGTCGAATGGCGTTTTGGAAAGCTAGCAGTGAGGTGTTTTGTTGCAAGTTGTATCCTAATAAGTACATTGCGCAGAGTTTCTTCTCTGATGGCTTGGCTAGACTCTCATCAATAGCTAGTGTAGTGGTTGATTTTTTTTCAAAGATCCCTAGCGTTGTTGGTGAGAGTATGGCGAGTGTGGTTAGATGGATCACTAATCTTATTAGTAGTGTTGTTTTAGATAACGTTGGTAATATGATTAGTGGTCTTGTGAATTCCATGTGTGATCGCGTGTGTGAGAAAGTCCGAAGTGCTTGGAACAAGTTTTCCCCTGTTGTTCTAGGTCTGGCAAAGACGCTTTTTCGTTTTGCGTTCGATTACACCCCTGGTGCGATCCTTTTAGAGTTGTGTTGGGATTTGCCAGTGCTAGGTGGTGTAGTTGATGTCGCAAAAACGATTACGGCTCAGGGCCCCGAAGACATTGGTTATGTCTTTGGAGCTTTGACCGTTGCGTTATTTGCTGGACTTGGAAGAACCGTTCCAGGTATCAAGCCCATGAGTGATTTGATGATGGTTATGGTGTCCGCAGCTGCGGCTTTTAATAGGTCGCAGTTGTGGGAGAGCTATAATGCGTTGGTTAAGTGGTATGGCGGTGATGTGACTGAAGCGAGATTGATAGTGTTAGCAGAGAAGTATCCGAGGTCAATTCAGTTGTATCGTACGCATGTTCTGGTGATTGAGAGAGAGATGAGTAAAGGTTCGATGGGTTCACTAACGGCAGCGTTAGGAAACCATTACGCCGGTTATTTGAAGGAGCGTGTGTCTTATGGAGCAGATAGTAGAGAGATGGAAGCACTGCTGTTACCGGCGGTGCGTTATGTTAATAGTAGTGGTATTCGAGCTAGTGAAACTTCTCGATGTAGGCCCCCCGTTTTTATGTTCTGGGGAGAGTCTAACATCGGAAAGTCCACGTGCGTTCAAGCGGCAGCGAATGCCATTGCTACTAAGCATAGGAAGAAGTATGAAGTTGAAGGTGTGTTTAATGTCTGTGATGCGATTTATAATGTTAATTTGGGAGATGATTATTATAGTGGTTATCAAGGACAAGATATACACCTTTTTGATGAGTGGTTTCAGGAGAAAGATAGTGAGCAGAAACCTTCGGCAAGTGTTATGCACATGTTTAATCTGGTTACTACTACGCCGACAAAGTTGAATATGGCGGCAGTTCAGGATAAAGGAAAGATTGTTAATGTTTCCCTTATACTGGGTGCTACCAATATGAATTTGTCAACGGAGAGTAACATGAGGATGCGATTGAAGTGCATACATACGCCTGAGGCAGTGATGACGAGGTTGAAGTATAGAGTTCAAGTTAGTGTTAAGGAGCCTTTTTTCTATAAGGATAAGCAGATTTATGAGCGAGTTGGAGATAGTGTGAGGTTGGTTGATAGACAACTTAATAGACAAGAGTTGTATCGTTTTGACGTTACGACAATTGCCGATAAAGTTGTCGGTGTTTTTGATTGGAGTGATTTGCTTAAACTTATAGAAGAAGAGTACATTGCTTGTCGAGATTTTGTTCCTGAAAATCTTGATGACGATGTAGAGTGGCTTGACAAAGGAGTTGTTTGTCGAGGAGTAAGTGGTGAGAAAGAGGAGGAGTCATTTAGTGCTCAAGGTTGGTCTTGGTTTACTGATTGGTTTGCTCCTAAAGAAGAGAAGAAGTATTTTAAGGTACATGAGAATGCGAGTACAGCGGTTTTTGTTGACATTGGTCCTGAGTTAGAAGAGTTTTATGGTAGTGCTGATGATGAAGTGTACTACCGTGAGTGTAAGACGGGAGATGTTGAAATAAGCTGTTTGTATGGAGATGAGGAGAGAAAGATCATGTGCGTTAAAGTAAATCTTCGGCAGAAAGTTCGTTTTGACTTACAAACTATTGGTTTTGGTCTCTTGTTGATGGGAGTTGTTGTTGCAGGAGTCGTGCCTATGGCGCGTAAGTTAAGAAATAGTGTTAGTGAGATTTCGGACGTAGCCTCGGTTATGTTCGATGGTATCCAGCATTGGTGGAATCCTAAGAAGTGTTGTTATGAGGCGCAAGGTCAGTTGCGTGAGGTTAATGGTAAAACATACTTAGGAGTGCATACTAAAACTGGATACAAGTGGTACCCGCAGTCGGCGGGTGTTGATATGCTTTCTCTGTTAGATAATCAAAGATCGTTACAACAAGTTCCTAGTATATACAATTCAGTCTTTTCTGTTGAGTCTGGAAGTATGTGCATTGGGAATGCCTTTGCTTTAACGGACAGCAGTCTGTTATTGCCTTGGCACGTTGCAGCGAGTTTTGCACGAAGAGGAGGAGCATTGAGCAATGGTTCAATAACATTGAATTTGTTGCCAAGGAATGCACCCTCTATGTGTGGTTATGTAATAGAGAGAGTAGGAGTTGACTGTGCTATATTCAAGTTAGAGTCCTTTAAGTTGAATGGAGTAAGAAATAACTTCAGCAAGTTGGCCAAGGTTACACCGGCGGCTGGTTTGTGTCAGAGGGTCTTCCGAAATATCGATGGGTCGCTTTCTATGGAGAGTGGAACATATGGTTTAGTGGAGGATGAGATTTCTTACGAATTAAATGGAGAGAACTATTCGCATAAGAAGAAGACAGTCAGGAAGACTAATTGTCCTGGCTTCGTAGGCTTGTGCGGAGCGATTTATTTGAATGTAGCTGAGCGACAGAATGACAAATTGAATGGTGGTATAGTCATAGGTTATCATTTAGCAGCCAATGAGACGGATAATACCCGCCTTTTTGGTACGTTCGATGATATTACGTTTAGTTTGTCTAGTATGTTACACACTGGTTATCCTGCCCTGGATAATCCCAAGAGCACTCTCTCGAGTGTTCTTGGTTTCGAGGGTGCAAAGTCATCTAGTGTTTCTACGGTTTTTCCAAATGGTAGATTGGGGAGAACTGGTGTTCCAGAGGTGGAAGGAGTTGAGAAATACGGGGTGGCTTTGTTGAAACAGCGCGAAGTTGATGGTCAGCAACAAGATCCTATGCTCTATAGGCTTTCTAAGTTGAGTGAGAGGGCTAGTCGGGATGTGAAGATTCCTGTCGAGTTGGAGATGGTTGCCGATAGTGTAGCGGCGCATTTGTGTGAGGAAGCTATCGTGATGAGTCCTGATTGGTATGAGACCTTTTCTGGTGCAGACGTGTTACCTAGTGTTTGCAGGACCACTGCTTCAGGTTCTCCCTGGAACAAGTTAGGTCCTACAAAACAAGTTTTTTGCATGTCTGCAGCTGAGTTAAGTGCGGCTGGACTGTCAGATAGCGTTATTCCGAACGCGGAGACGCTTACTATGCTTGAGGAGTGTGAGAGAAGATTGCTTGTTGGAGCCACATTTGAGTCTGCTTCTCACACGAGTATTAAAGAGGAAGTGAGATCGCAAGCGAAAGTAGATGTGGGTTACAGCAGGTTGTTTTCTGGTGCCCCTGGTCACGAGTTCCTCTTGCAAAGAAAGTACTTTATGGGTGCGGCAGCAATGTTCCTTAAAAAGAATATTGCTGTACACTCAGCTTTAGGAGTGGATCCTGATAGTGCTCATTTGATCCATGAGCAATCTTTTAAGGGTTTTAAGAACCCTAAAGTCTTTACCGCTGATTTTGATGGTATGGATATCAGTTTCTGCCCCGAGTTTAGTATTTTAGTTGCGAGGGTGATTCGTAGTGTGTGTGCGGGTAGAGTGCTTAGTAGTAGTATAACTTCTACGGAGGATTTTATTCGCGCAGTGTTGTTGAGAAGGTTGATGTTTTATAGGATGCAGGTTGGAGATGACATTTTGGAACCTAAGACTGGTCATCCCAGTGGCAGCTTTTTAACTACGTTAATTAATATTGTTGCTGGGCTGATCTTGTTCTGTTATGGGTTGGCGAAAATGTTAAAGTGTTCCTATGATGACGTTTGGAAGTACGCGTTCTTGATATTGCTTGGAGATGATTCATATATTGTTGTTGAAGACGGAGATAAGTATGACTTACGAGTTCTCGTTGATGCCATAGCTGATTGTGGGTTTGTTCTCACTGCTGCGGACAAGACTAAGAATTTTAGGTGGTTTGAGCCTTTTGTTTGGACGCCTAGTAATACTCGTTCTGAGTACGACTTTTTGGGGCGTTGTTTTACCAACGGTCCAGGAGTTCTGCAAATTGATAGGCTATCTAAAATGATGATGTTTTGTGAAGAGCACCGCGCATTGGAGATTTGGCCACAAGCCATATTATCCTATCGCGAGGAAGTAGCTCGGTATCACCGATCAGGTCAACAAGATTGGTGCGAGAAGTTGAAAGGTCAATTGTCTTATTTCGGATTTGACGACTTAGAAGAGTTTCTAAGTATGACACAAGGAGAAGTGGTTCAACGTCTTTTGGAGACCATAAGTGAGGACGTTTCGAAGTTGAGGGTTGATGTTCCTAATTATAATCGACCACCCCAATATCGTCGGAAAGTAATTGCTCAAGGTCCAGAAGACGGAGAGTCAAGTGAAGGAGTTAGTGCTGGAGATGCATTGTTCATGGACGAGGCTAAGGCTACGCAGAGGGTAACGGATAGATTGGAAGGTAATTATTACCATGATCATATGGATAAAGTTAATTACGCTCCTGCCGATCTCTTTGCGCGACCGTACAGTACAGCGCAGGGTATTGCTAATGATGACCCAGACATTTTGCTTGCTCAACTCACGGCCCCTAGTGCTTATTTTTATCACAATTTTAATGCACAAGCGAAACTGGCTAACACCATTTTCTTTAGGTGCACATTTTGTGTTAAAGTGACAGTAGCGTCTGGTCCTTTTGTGACTGGGAAGTTGCTGTTAAGTTTTCGACCGGGTTCTCAACCACCTGCTAGCTCGTATCAAGCGTCAAATGATCCCTGTACTGAGATGGATTTAAGTTCAGCACGTTCGGCGATTATTAGGTTTAATCAAGTTATGCCTGGTAATTGGTCGATGGTTGAAGATTTTGTTAGTCCTGCAGATATTTCAGATTATCATACTAATTTTGACTTTGGAACGGTTAGTTTGTGGAGTTTAACGGCCCCAAGCACTCCTGTCCCCTTCACTGTTTATACTTGGCTGGAGGATGTTGAATTGAGAGGAGTCGGATTTACTAACTTTACTTTGACCCCTCAGGGTCCAAAGACAAGAAGTAAAAAATCCGATTCAGTGTCAGCTGATTATAAAGGTGAATTAGAGAGAAGCAAGTTTGAATGGAAGAAGGAAAATACTCCTGATTGGCTTAATCAAATAGCTGCTAGTCTTGAAACGATAGGTGGTTGTATTGAGTGTGTTGAAGAGTGTATTCTTGGTCCAATAGCAGACTTTGCGGAGCGTGTGGAGCCTCTTGCAAAGGAAGCTGCCATGCTCTATGGTTTTTCAGTTCCCCCCCCTAGTACGCATATTGATTGTTACATGGCAGCAGCTAATTTTGCTCAAGCTCATATGATAACGAACATTCCTAGTGTCCGTTTGGCAGTTGTGCAGGCTCAGAGGACCATAGTTCCTAGAACGATCTTTGGGTCATTGGCTGATGAGATGTCTATAGCGGAGGTAGTAAGCAGAATGGGAGTACTTGGTACTTTTTATTGGGATGGTGCTACTACTCCTGGCACGACATTAGCTTCATGGAATGTTATGCCAGGGATGGTCACGACCGATATCTCAGGTAATGGGTATCCAAGTGCAGTCACTTACGTAGCAGGCACGTTTCGAATGTGGAGGGGTTCTATGCGGTATAGGATAACAGTTGCTAAGACTGCTTTCCATACTGGTATGTTGGAGATTGTTTGGCAAATGGGTTATAATAATGCAGTTCCTTCGAGTCCTTCGCAGGATGCATTGTCACAGAGGTTAATTTGGGACGTGACACGACAATCTTCAATTGAGTTTGAAGTTCCGTATTGCGCTCGAACACCTTTTACGCAAGTTTATTTTGCCCAGTTTGGTACAGTTCTCAACGCTAGTGATCTTACTACTGGTGTTCTTTATGTTAACGTTATAAATCCTCTCATGGATTCAAGTGGAGTGGTTCCATCAGCTATTACGGTGGTTGTTTATCAATCAGGTGGTCGGGACATAGAATTTGCTATGCCCGGGCGCCACCCGCAAATTTCCGAACCAACTCCTATACCTGAGAGGTCTGATTCTAAGCGAAAATCCAAGGTGCGAATAGTGGCACAGGGTGGTCCATTTGCTGATGATGAGACTGAGGATGGTTTAAATTCTAAGTCTCTAGGCACGTTTCGTGCCATTGAAAAGCCTAGCGCTTGGGCGCATATGTCTACAATGGGCGAGCGAGTTTTATCGCTTCGCTTATTGGTTAAAAGATTTAGTTCAGGTGTTCCAATGCTGTCGTCGGTTAATTTCGGCACAGTTTTGACCTATAATTGGTACCTGCGCTATTTATCTTATATTTATGCGTTCTGGGCTGGTTCTTGGCGAGTCAATATTCTAATGAACCCCCCTGACTTTACTACAGCACCTGGTCCATATACGTGGACTTTGGCTTGGAATAGTTATTTCGTTACACAAGGAGGAAACGCTCATTTGACCCTTTTTCCTTACACGAATAGTACTGTCTTGGAAGTACCGTGGTACTCAGCGACAGCGTTTCGTGTTGTAGGTGATTTTGGCGTTACCAGTCTTGAAGGTCCTAACCCCCCGACAGGCGAAATGGAGTTCGCGGCGGGTGATGACTTTAGTTATGGTTTTCAAGTGGGTTCTCCTCTTGTTAACTTTGACTTTGCTAGCAGGCCAGTTCCTCTTTATTGAGGTTCTGGATTCGTTAGTACCGTTTTGTATATTTACGCTATAAAATATACGTTTTCTATTCAGAGGGGCCGTAGGGTTTTATCTATCGCTCGTTTGTAATTTTGGTCTGTATGGACCATTTCCTGTTTACAGGTTTAGCAATAAGCATACTGTAATCAGAGGCCCGTGTGCTGGGCTGTGTTTAGTTTAGAACGAGTGGATAGAAGAACTCTACCG